CGCTATGTAACACTTGAGCCTAAGAACTTTAAACGTCTTGTTGGACGCGGTGACTTTGCCTATGGCTCATTAGGTTTGATTACTGTTGATATTAATGGCACAGAGTATAACCACATTACATACGATTCACAAGTACCATCTGTTGAAGTAGGTACTAACCAGCCTTCGGCTGCTAGAGAATACCTAGCCTATAAGTTTTTATTTGTACGTGATTCTACAACTACTAGCCGTGGTCCTATATTTAAGGGCTATCAGGCTAAGGCTACGATTGCTACCCCACGTCAGCGTCAAATTAGTTTTCCTGTTTACTGCTTTGATACAGAGACAGACCGCAATGGTGTAACTACAGGTTACAAAGGCAGAGCGCATGAGCGCGTACTGCAGTTAGAAGCCATTGAAGAGTCAGGCGATATTGTATTGTGGCAGGATTTAAATACACAGGAATTGCGCCAAGTGCAAATCGAAGGCGTATCTCTTAGACGAACTACTCCACCAGATAAGTTTAGTGGCTACGGTGGAATTATTACGATTGTGGTGAGAACAGTATAATGACAGCAACAGAGTGGGCAGGCTTAGCCGTTGCCGTAATGACATTGATTGCAGGATTTTCGGCAGCAATTAGGTGGCTTGTCCATCACTATCTTAGCGAATTGAAACCAAATTCAGGTAGTAGCATGAGAGATGCTGTTAATATTAATACCGAAAGATTGAATAGAGTCGAACAAAGAGTAGACGATATTTATAAATTACTTTGTGAAAGGGGATAACTATGAAACTAGTAACGCGAGCAACACCAGCAGCAATAGCAGTACTTAGACAAGCAACAGCCTTGCGCCCAAAGCGCAAGAAGGCAAGCGATGGATTACTACCATCAGCAGCACACATTAAGCAGAGTCCTAACTCAGACCACAACACTGGTTATGCAGTTGACTTAACACATGACCCAGAGAATGGGATTGATTGTGTAGAGATGTTTGTCAAACTGCAAGAAGACAAGCGTGTAAAGTATCTTATCTTTCAGGGTAAGATTTGGTCGCAGAAGAACGGCGTTTACTCTTACACGGGTTCTAATCCGCACAACAAGCACTTGCATATCTCCATCAAGGAGGACTGTGGCGACGATAAATCTGCTTGGTTTCCATGGTTAGGCAAGGCTAAGGCAGTAGACAAGATTGTTTCCAAAGTAAAACCACTACCAAAGAAGGACATAAAATGAACAAAGATAAGATTAATGCAATTGTTGCCACATACCTACGTGCAGCAGCAGCATCTGTAATTGCCCTCTATCTAGCAGGAGTTACAGAACCTAAGCAGTTGCTATCTGCTGGACTCGCTGCTATCGCAGGTCCAGTTCTAAAGGCTTTAGACCCTAAGGCTACAGAGTTTGGCAAGGGTAGCAAGTAAAAAACCACCCGTTTTAGGGGCGTAGCAGCCCCATAGAGACACAAAAGCCCCCGTTCAGGTACTTTAACCTACCTGACGGGGGTCTTTTTCTGTTTTAATGGGGTTGCTAGTGTCAAGCAAGTTGACCCCGATTAGGTATGCTCCCCTTTTTTATCAGCATACTGTCAGTGACCGAGGCATCACTAGCAAAATCTACTTACGTTTGGCTGCTGCCTTCTTCTTGACCGTAGCCTTCTTGCGAGGCTTGGCTGGGCTAAATGCAAACTCTTGCTCGTCTAGTGATTCAATAAACTCACGTAGTTGTTCTGCTCTACGCTTGGCTTGAATCTTGTATGTGATTTCCTTGGCTAGGAATCCGACTAGGTCAAATACTACTAGGGCGATAAATGCGCCCACTGCTATATCGTAAATCATGCTACCCACTTTTCTGTAATTAGTACTGGTTCAGGACTGATATTAAGTTTTTGTTGTAGTGCTCTACGGGTCTTCTCTGAAGTCCCACCCCACCAACCTAGCACTGCATGGTGTAGTGCATAATCAAGACACGCATCTTTGACTGTGCAATTATCACATACTCTTTTTAATAGAGGCATTTGAGGATAGGTCTTACTTGCATCTGTAAAGAATAACTCAGTATCCAATCCATTGCAGTTTGCTTCTGGTCCAAAGTCATACATCTTTATCCTCCTGTTGAGTAGAAACCTGGTGCATTAAACTTAATCCCTGGAGCAGACCATATGCGCTGCATAGTTCCACTGCAAGTAGAACAAACTGGCGGTATGTTCTCATTTGTTTCTATAACCTCACTGCAAGTATTACATTTGAAATCATATAAAGGCATCACTCACATCCATCTATCTCAGTAGGTGCGGTTGTAATCGTACCGCACTCTACACATTCCTGTGCTAAGTCATACCAGCCAACTGCTCTAGTATCTTGGTCCCACATTACATTGATGCGGAACATCATGCAACCACATATGCAAGCAAACGTTGGTTCGCCACGCAAATCATTCACCTGATTCATATTCATGAATCGTCAGCCATTCCAGATACGTCACTATCCGACTCGCTTGTGTCTGACTCTCGGTTGTCTGGGTCATGGTATGGTCTCCATCCACCTAAGTTTTTAATTAAAGAATTAATTGCACGCTGCACTTTCATACGCGCACCATCTGGTGTGCTGTCCATGTCCTTAGCAAGCAATGACCAGTCTGGTGAGTCAATGCTAAACCTAAGTCTTAGTATGTTTTGTTTTGCATCAGATAGTTTCTCGAATGCTTTGGCGATGTCAGACCTAAGAGAAAGCCAGTTGTTTCCATCAGATATGTTTCCACTGCCGAACTTAGCGTTAAGGTCTTGAATACTAACTGGGATTGCATACGTTCCCGCGATGATTGAAGGAAGAAATGCTTCGACAACCGATGCATCATAGTAGTATAAATCGGACGAATCGTATCCAACTTTGTTTGCCTTCTCTCTTTCGCAGTACTTGAGTGCTGCGTTCCGCAGCGACTTGGCTATTAGTTTGTCTTTATCTTTCTGTTCTAGTTCTGACCACTCCTTGTACTTACGCGGGTGACCTACGAACCAGACCCATAGTTCCTGTGCAATATCATCACGCTCTAGCATGGCGTACCTACGTGCATACTCAGATGATAGTTGCTGAACTACTTCATTATATTCCTGAATGTAATTCATTATGGCAAGAGTACCTCGCCATTAATAACTGGCACTGCGTATGGTGCTACCTTCTTGTTATCTTCTACAAGAATACCAATGCCTTGATGCCAGTTGGCTGTGCCTGCTGGTAGGTAGCCAGCCTGTTTTATATCCATCATATGCCCGACTTCTAATCCGAATAGGGTAGATGTCTTACCATAGAAGCCAACTGTTTCATGTTGTAAACCCACGCGATGCGTGTGTCCACATACTACTGACTTGCCTAAGCGTTTTGCTAATGACAACGCTGTACTTCCAGGAGTCTGAGACAACTTTCCTTCATCTCCGTGTGCCATAACCCAACCAGGTAGTAACTCATGCATCTTGTGTAGGTAAGTTACCCCTAAAGAGTTATACCCCAGTAGTTCTTCAATCTCTAATGACTTGAGACTGCTGAACGCTGGGGCATACTTACGAATGTAAGTGTCAATGCGGTCCGTGTGATTAGACCGCTGAATATAAAATGGTTTTCTTCCTAATGCTTTTTTAAATCTAGATACAATTTCTTGTGTATCATCTATGCCTTGCTGAAGAGTACCTGCGTACTCGCCAGCCATACCTTTGTTCCAACGACTAGGTTCTGGTGCATCTAGTTCATCACCTACACACCAGAGTTCATCTGGTTTGTAGTACTTAACAAAGTCTATAACGGCATCTACTGTTTTATTATCTTGGTAAGGAATCTGTAAGTCACTGAGGACGACGACTCGCTTCATAACTATCTCCGTTTGACACGCCAGCCCACTGATTGCGCTGAACAAGTAGTCCAATTATAGCGTAGTTTGCTAGGTCAATTAGAGTATCTTCGATTGATTCATAGTTCGGCGTGTCGCCTGTATCTACTAGGTTGTTTAGCCTAGCCAACTTGTCATACATACGCACTCGCAGTCCATTCATTGGACCGCCAGGTGCGCCAGCAATGTTCATTGGACCATAATCTGCATGCTTCTTAACTAGTACTGCATATAGTTCTCTATTGATTTGTGCTGCATCTTCAGGGTTTTTCACTGAGTAACTCCTTTAGTCCTTGGTCCATATTCTTCTTGGCTGCTTGTACAACCATCTCTTCGTATACTTCATCTGTCTTGCCGTACTTGGAAGACAATAGCAGACCAGCAATGCTGGTCGCTAGAAACTTGGCTTCCTCTGGGTCTCTGTCGATAGCCTCATAGACATCATGCAATGCTGTCAGGATATTGATATACTTATCTTCAGATAATTTTATAACCATATCAAAGTCTAAATGGTCTGCGTGTTCCCAAAACTTTTCATTCAGTGGTAATGCATTTTCTGATTCGTTCGTCAATCCACTCACTCCCTTGTTTGATTATCATGCTGTTGACATCTTCGCCGTCTGGCATACTAACAATGTTTACGTTGCCCAACTCACGGCTAATCTTCTTGCCAAACTCTAGTCCAGGGGCATCGCCGTCGGCTAGTACTACCACTACATCAAAGTCATCTAGGATTTTAGCATAGTGTTTCTTCCAGTTGTTAGCGCCTGGAATACCTACTGTTGGGTGTTGAGTTTTAACTGTCATCATAATGCAGTCGAACTCACCCTCTGTCACGCATATGTAATTGTCTGCTGCAAAAACTGCTTGCGTATTAAACATAGTAGTCTCAGCACCAACTAGACCCATATACTTGGCATCATGTGTGCCAGTCAAGTCACGGAATCTAATATCAACCACGCCTGATGGCGTGATATATGGGATTGCTAGTCTACCTTTATATGGTTCATGCCCTGGAAGCGGGTCTTCGACCACTCCCAAGTGAAAGACTTTTGCCTCGTCTACCGAGAGTTGACGGCTTAACAGATACCGTTCTGCTATTTCTATTTTCTCTGCGTACCTCTGTGTTGCTTGAAGCAAGAACTGTCTCTGCGAATTGTTTAGCCTCACGAAAATTAACTCCTTCCTTATACATAATTAAAGAGTAGACATCGCCTTTGACTCCACAACCGTGGCAGACAAAAGCGTTCTTATCGTAGTTTACTGCTGCACTTGCATGACTATCTAAATGAAAGCAGCATTTCATCTTACGCCAACCATTTCCTATTGGCGGTGTATCTGCACCTATGTAGCGCAGGTATTCTTCAATGCTTGGTTTCTCCATTGATGGCTCTCTTTAGTAGGTCTAACCAAACATGTCCAGGCATGGTGCAGTACCAATCTCTAGGGCTCCGCTTCCCTTTTCGCTTGTGCCACACCACGCCTGTCCACGCCCCGTCATTGCCCATTTCTATGAGCAATTCTTCTGTCCAACCAGCCAAGTTCATCTTGGCATGGTTCTTGATTTCAATTGTAACTCCAGGTATACCTGAGATGTCACCTTTGTCTAGCGTAGCGCCAGCCAATCGTCTGTCTGCATACTTGTAGCCGTTCTCTTTTAGATATGCAACTACATCTCGTTCTGCTCCAGAGCCTTTGGCTTTTGCTGCGTTACTCATTCGTGAACCCACGCCCAATGATTTACATATTCCATGTTGTCCGAAATTACTTCATTGAATCCATCCACAATATCATTTACATTTATATTATCTGATAATTCTAAAGTTAAAGTAACTTTTTTACTCATACTGTCATCTCCACTTGTCTGTAATCACGGACTACATCTTCTAGATACATAGAGGCTGGGTCAAATGATAGCGATACATATGTATTGCCAGTTGCATCTGCCTTGCCGTATCTATTCTTAACAGGGGCTACGCATAAGTATGCGTCGTTGCCCTGCATCATCTGTCCTACTGTCAGCACCATAGCAGGAATCTGTGCGACCTTGCCCTGCAGAGCAGAGCGCGGTTGGCATGGATAGCCTGCAGCGCCTTCCTGTGTATGGTGTAGGACTAACACTGCTGCGTTAGTATCACGTGCTAAATACTTAAGTTCTTTCATAACCTGTCGCATACCTGCGAACTCTTCATGTCCATCAATTGCAATGTCCATAAGGTTATCTACAACTATAAGTGTAGGGCTTCTGCCCCATATAGTTTCGAATGCAGATACTTCTTCATCTAAATCACGCAAGGTAGGACTTGGTTCAAAAGACCAATACATATTTCCATACTCACGTAAGATTGATTCTGCTGTATCTGGTTGCGTCTTTAACATTAGTTCTGCTTGTTGCTGTGGTATGCGTGCGCGAAGTGCAAGCAATCTCATAGCCATAGTATGTGCATTGGTATCTGCTGAGAAATATAGTGTCGGTTGTTTTAATCTTGCAGCGATATGCAATGCAATACTTGACTTACCAGCACCAGGAGTGCCAGCAATAATAGTTACTTCGGCACGCCGTAGAATGATTCCTTCTCTTGCGAAGGCTTGGAAAGGTGGGGCTAATGGTTCTCCCCCCACCTCTGCCTTGCCTACGCTACGGCGTAGTGTTTTCATTTATGCCTTTGTTTGGTCGGCTACGAATGTTGCAAACTCTGGTGAGTTAGCCTTGACATATTGTGTTGTGCACTTGGTTGGGTCACCTTGCTTAGCAGGGCAGAAGTGTCCTTTGTATGGACCAAACTTACCTGTTAGTCCATGAATACGTGTCATGGTTCCGTGAGGACACATGCGTTGTCCACCACCTGCAGGTGCTGCGGCTGGTGTGAATGTTTCTGCAATGACTGTACCGCCTAGCGCATTGGCTGCATAGCCAACTGCTGGAGATACTGGGGCTGATGAAGGTGCGCTAAAACCAGTGCCACGCACTGCTTTTTCGAGTTCTTCGGTAGCAGATGCAAGTGATGCTAATGCATTTGCAACTGTCTGGTCTAGTTCTTCTGCGGTTGCAGCGCGAACTGTAACCAAAGAACCTGCTGCTGATTTAACTGTGATGCTGATAGGTGCTTCTGTGTGAGACATTATTCTCCTTGTATTGGTGTTGATATATTCTTTTTATCGCGATGCTTTCTTACTTTCATGGCTAGTTCAATACCTTTCCAGCCATGAACTAAGTCTACAAAGTGCAGAGTACATTGTCCACTACCAGCAGGTAGATGCACAATGATTCCTTTCTCTGTGTTGATGTCACCCCAACTACCACGGGTTGCCGTAGCAGGGTCATACGGCAAGCCGTGTGCATACACTGCTAACTGCATGGCAATCTTGTTAGGGTAACTAATGCTACCTGTTTTAAGGTCAGAGATAAACTTCTCGCCTTTGTATTCTACAATTCTGTCTGGTGTGCCAGCAATCTTATGCTTGTCTAGCACACAGAACTGTTCGATATGTATGTTGGTGAATGCTTTAGTTGCTTCTGCATATGCTTGTATATCTGCAACATAATCTTCTGGTATAGGTCCAAGGTCTTGACCTCGGTCTAACTTTTCTGTTAGTGCATGTATCGCAGTACCAATAGTAGCCTGCTTAGTTGCACCTGCTGCTTCCATTGCATCTTCAACTAACTTATCCATTTCTAGTTTGTTATCGCGCATAGCACTAGCCGACAATAACAAATCGTTACGCAACGTTAATCCAGTTGCAGCCATGCGTAACTTCCATGCTACTAATGCAGTGCCATCATCTAGTGAACCTGCAACTGTAGTAGTGCGTGTGTATGGTACTGGCTTGCCACCCTTCGGTGGCACAATCATTGGTCTGCCATACCTATCTCTAGGTACTTCTACTTCTGCCATTTCTTCTCCTTAGATTAGCCAGTGGCGGTAGGACAAGGAGAGAGCCAAAAACCTACCGCTCACTGGTTGTCCCATCATAGCATAAGGAACGGCTTATGCGTTGATGTCGTGCCCGCAATGCGGACAAAGTTTTTCTTTGCGTTTATATACTTCGTATTTGTTATAAGCGTCTTTATAATTCTGATGCACATATACTTTGCATCTATTACGAACGCTATATAAACGTATGATTGCACCTGACTGGTGCAATACTGATAGCACTCCACTTGCAGTGCCGTGATGCCAGCCTGTTTCAGTGGCTAACTCTTTCCAGGTTAGCCCTAACTCACCTGCATTTTTTAAATAGAGTAACGCTGACTGCTGGTTGTTTAATTCCCGACCAGAGTAAATATTATCTAAGGCTCTCTGCTTAGACGTATCCGTACTTGACCAGCCAGCAGTACCATTGTATGGTACATAGGCTTCTGTCATTTAATATTGCTCACCTCAAGAGGTAGTGACCATACATCTGACCAGCCATATACTTTACGCTTAAGAGAAATCTTTCCGTCTGCTTGGATTTCAACTAAGAAGTACTCATCTTCTTCTCGGAAGATTTGCATAGTAGTTACTGGTGTTTGCATTATTCATCTTCCTGAACATCATCAATGTTAAATGAATCTACATCAATGTCTGCGCCCCAACATGAGACCTCAGTATTATCTGTGATAATAGATTCAATTTCATCTTCTTCTTCTACTTCAATATTAAATGTTCCTGTAATAGTGAAGGTTCCACTGTACTTAGTAGTAAGTTTGGCTGCGCCGATACTGTCAAGAAGGACATTGACATCTCCTTTGTTGACCGTTGTCTCACCGTCTTGCCATTCACCTTCACTGAAGAAGTCACGTACTTCGTTACGAATACTACGGATTTGCGTGAGTTGTGCGGTGATTGAGTCGTTAAGTGCACTTACTTCTCCTGCTCTACTGATGAAGTTACGAACTTCAGTTTCTGTGTAGGTAATTGTATCACCAGTAGTTGCTGATTCGATTGTGATTGTGTTCATGTTTCTCTCTCTGTTTGTAGGTTGTGTGCTCCGTGTTCGCCACTGGCGGAGCAACCCAGTGAGGTGTACTTTACATACCAAAAGGTATATGTAAAGTATATGCGATTTTACCCATGCTAAGGTAAACTTATGCAAGCACTAACTCTAGTGCTTTGTCTTTGATGCGGTCATTGCGCCCGCTGATGGTGGCGATTGCACGCTTGTCAGAGCCACCAGAAGCGCGGTGGTCTGCATACTCAATGACTGCCTGCCATACACCGAAGGCTGTGCCTCTGATGTTCTCTTGTGTAGCAGACTCACTGTAGATAGACCATGCTGAGTCGCGTCCATTGAGTGCAATGGTACGCTGACGGCGCTGACCTTGTGATAGTAGATGCTCTGGTGCTTGTTCAATCTCTGCTGGCAATGCCCATACAGACTTAAAGATGTTCTTTACTTGACGCTCATCAACCTTGCGTTCAAGTAATACACCAGCAATCGTTTCATATTGCTGGATAGAATCATAAGTTAACTGTGTGATATTACGAATATCATTTACAGATAACTGTGAGTTTGTAGTGTGCTTCATAACATAGGTGTAATCGTTTCTACTCTTACCCTTGATGATGCGATTGATTTGATTAGCGCAGAACAAACGCTCAATGATTGGGCGGATACGAACTGCACATGAACCATCATGTGATGACTGCACTAATAGGAATGCAGCGTGTGGGTCATTGGCTACTTGCACACCGATTGGTAATTCCATTACCATCCAGATGTTAGCGCCATTGTTATACTCACCTGCTGCTGTATAGCGTGCATCACCTGAATCAACTAGGGTATCAAGAGCCGAGAACACTTCCATGTTCTGCACAATCTTGTACTTGTCACCGACTACACCAATAACTTCATTCGTATTGTCTTTGCCTAGTTTGATTACAGCCTGACGCTTAGGTACAGGGTAGTGGTCGGTCACTGTCTCATAATCATTGACCTTGTTGGAAACAATTGCTTCCATATCTGCAAGCATTACATTCCAGTCAAGACCAGCCTGACGTGCTGCTTCTGATGCAGACCCAGCATTTACTGCTGTGCCTGCCTGTACCCATGCCTGCTTATTTAGTTTTGCTACGGCTTTGTTATTATATTCTTCTGTTACTTGTATCATTAGTTACTCTCTCCATAGATACCTGCTACTACTTTAGGGTGTAGTTCTTCGCGCATCTTAGCGAATGACTTTGGTTCCCATCCGCTACGGAATACACGCATTAGCAATAATGCTAGTGAATAATCTGTTTGTGCATTGATTAGCATTAGCACTGCATTTGCTGTGTCACCTTGTTCGTATAAGAACTGAGCAAGTAAACATGCAGGTGCATTTATAAACTCACTGTCTGTTGGTGCTTGCTCTACTAGATACTCAAGCATGGATACTTGCTGCTCTGCTTTGGCTGGGTCAAGTAGACCTAGTGCAAAGTCACGCACCTGAATGTCTGTTAGGTAATGGAGTACAAGTGCAGCCGTCTCCATACTTACAACATGTGGTGCATTAAAGAACTCAGCGATTAGGTCTGCACCATCACGCTGAATTGCATTGTCTTCATTGTTTGCTAGTGAACCCAACTCTTCGAGTCGGCTAGTTATCTTCGTTGTCATGGCTCTCTCTTTCATCTGCTTCTATAAATATCCAGCGAGTAAACTCTACTCCAGGATATAACTTGCATGCATCTTGGACCATCCATAATGCATTGTCATCATCACCTGCTTCAACTGTAATGTCGCAGGTAACTCTATAGTATGTCTTCATTTCTTAATCATATCTACTAGTTCCTTGTTAAAGGAATTAAATGCTTCTATCTTTTCTTCTTCTGTTAGGCATGCCCACAGGTAGCCCATTACGTATGCGTAACCACTCTCTTCATCATTGCGTATAACTTTTGCTATGCGCTTGATTTGCTGTAGCAATTCTAGTTTGTTATCCATTAGTACCAACCTCTCTGTTGCCAGTGCTTCCATGCAGCCGATGGCTTGTCATATCGGTGAGATATATACGACAGCCCCTTCTCAATCTGGAGAGGGGCTGGAGTGCCAGGCTTAGTCTTTAGAACCTGTGCTATCCCATATGCTGATGACCAAGGGTTATCTGCCATATGATTCCATGCAGATTCTTTACCCCATAACTGACCAAGTGCATACCACTCTGTCTTATTCCAATGTGGGTAGTGAACAGACATGTAGCCACGTGCATATACCTTTGACATTGCAGGTGTCCACTTCTTTGGTCGGTTGTCATAGCATTCAATAGTAACTGTCTGGTGCATCTTGTCTTCCATTTGTTTGATATAAGACTTGACTGGTGTTCCAACCAATCCAGCAAATGCAATTAGACTTGTACTTATAATTACTTGGTACTTCTTGACGGCTGTAAACATAGCCCTCCTAGTCTGCGTAGATTACATCATATGGTTCATCAGGCACATTACATATGCACTCCCAAATAAAGTGACCACAATCTTCGCACTCTTCATCTTTACCTAGTGCTATGTCATCATCAACTCTGGGTTCACTCATTGTTTATTAACCTTTCATCTACTAGTACTTTGTTCTTTCGAGTACTGATACCACGATTAGACAAGAATGCATTATACAATTCTTGGTACTCGTTATGGTATTTGTTAGCGAGGAATGTCTTTGCGTAACTTGCTGCTTGTACGCGTATTTTCATGACATCACTCATACTAGCCTCTCTCTTACTGTGTATTCTACTTGGTCTGCTGTCTCATGATGACCTGTTTCTGCCTCATCATAAGTTCTGTATCTACGTGTAAACATATCTACCTCTGCGTCTTGCTTGTCAAAGACTATAGTTTCATATAAGTCTAAGCCCATTGCAAATGGTAGTGCTACTGTGGATACCGTGTATCCACTTATAGATGTCTTGAGGTTCAACATTAGAAGGGTCTTTCTACATGTGCATACATGCAGTTGTCTCTATATTCTTTGAAGCGTTCTCTGGTTCTGCGCTCCTGTTTAATCAGCACATGATTAGCAAATACTAGTACGCCAATAGTTGTTAGCATAACTGTAGATGATATGATAATAGCAATCATATCTAGTGTAGATAGATTCATAATAGTTTCTCCTTGTCAAATATAAACTGTGGACTTGCAGGTGTCCGTTGTGGTTACGAGAACCCCGCGAAAAAAAGTAGATGGGTGACTACTTGAGTCACCCACCTACCTATGTATTAAGCGTTAACTTCTACTGCATGCACTTCAACCTGTGGGAATGGTGCTCTGCGTGACTTTTCGTCAATGTTCTGACGGCGGTCAAACTTGGTGACCAAGCGACCTGCGAGTGTAACTGGCAATGTAACTTCCGTTCCTGCTTTCGCCAGTCCTAGAATCTCACCAACTGTGGTTTCATCTAGTGCAATGATGTTCATACCGACCACATAAACTGCTCGGTCTGCTGTGCCATCTGACATACGGCTGTAATCGCGCTGGTCTAACCATGCAGTAAGCAAGGTTCCACGCTCGTTCTTATATGTCTTGATGTTCTTGATTGTGCCTGTGATAGTTACTTCGTTCTTCATCTGTCTTACTCTCCTTAGTTAGTTTCTGATTAGTTTCTTACTGGCTGGCAAGCCCGCCAAAGGCGACGGGCTTGCCTGCTTGAACGCCTATCTGACGTTCAATTCTAGCGGTTTGTCACATGCTTGGCAGTCATTGAATGCCTTGGGTGTGAGCAGGTTGCACCAGTGACACTGAACTTCCCTGGCTCGTTGGCGCATGTCATCCAACTCCCAATACTCCTCATAGACACCACCATCTTGGAGTTGAGCGATTGGTGGTAGATACTCATGCCGTGTGAGAACTGGTTCGTCTGGGTCTATGAACCTGACGGCTAGTTCGATTAGATGCATTGACTCTTCTTTCCATTTCTCAGTGAACACGGCTTTACTCCTTGCTGGTTGTAGGTAGGTTTCAGACGCGACCCACTCGCTTGCCGAGGGAGCGTCTGTAGTATCTAGGCTGAGGCACTTGCCTTCCCCTAGACGGTCATCTTCATGCAGGTTCCAAGCATTGTCATCTGCTCTAGCCTCTGCGTCATCTATGCAGGTCTGACACTGCATAGGCAGGAATCCTTCCTGCTGGTCTCGCTCAATCACCATACATTCGTAGCATGTATTTTGGACTGTGATGCCTAGTGATTCAGTCATGGTCTAACTCCTAACATTTGCGCTAGATTACGGGCATTGAAGTCTTGCGGTGGTTTGCAGTCGCAATAGCCACCTGCTTCGCAGTTCTGGCATGCGACATGGTCGCAGGTGAGGCAGTCGATAACCTCTCGACCACCACACCATGAGCATTGGATGTCGTGTATTACTTTCATGCTAGCACTTCCTTTCTTAACCAGTGTGGGTGACCATCTAATTCGTAGTGCCTTTGGGATAGGCAGGTATCACACTCAGTATCCATACCCATGTACTGGCAGTCGCAGAACTTACAACTACATAACTCCATAATCCACTTAGTACTCATAGTTACCTTTCCGTAGTTAGAATTTCTAACTAACAATTCCAGACCAGTATGCCAGGAATGAATTGTCATGCCGAGTCTTTTCATCGGCTTGACAAGAAGGGAATGGCACTGCTACAGGTGAGGCAGACTGTCAGCCATATATGTAGTTTAAATTAGTACTGGGGCACAGGTTTGTTCTGTGCCTAGGCAGACTAGTCTCTGTCTAACAGACTATCCCACGGTACAGTAGTCTGTCTAGTAGTATCCTACAGTCTGTTTGACCCCAGACTTATTAATGTGACTGCGTAACATGTATTGTATCTCTACTAAAAATATTTCTGTACAGTAGTACCCCCAGTACTGTCTGACCTGCGGTTATAGAAATAGTTCTGTAGAAAATGTTCGTTTAGGGTATTTGAACGGATTAAGTATATATAGAGACTGTAATAGATTCGTAAGTCTTTTTAGAAGCCTTACTCATCCTGTACAATAGTCTGTAATATACTGCTACAAGGCAGGTGAATACTGCCTATTTTAAGGGGACGTATGACATTCGAAAAAGGGTCTGAGAACCCCAACCGAGCAAGGGCAAATGCCGATAAGCAGAGGGTGCTTGACCTCGTCGCCGAGGGTATGTCGCTACCTAACGCTATGACCAAGGCGGGGAAGAAGCCCGATACTGCCCGCATTTGGATTATGAGGGATGCCGACTTCGCCCGCCGCTTAGAGCAGGCTAAGGAGGATGCCAAGAGCAACTCGATTAAGGCGCTGGGGATTCCCAAGGAGGAAATCCAGTTCAGCCAGTTCTCTGAGATGTTTTTGGGGTCAAAGGTATTCCCCCACCATCAGGACTGGATTGACCTACTAGAAGGGCGCGACCCTTCCTGGCTCCACCCTTCCATGGTCTATGAACCTGGGGACGCAACCCGTATGCTCATCAATGTACCCCCTGAGCATGCCAAGTCCACCGTCATCACGGTGAACTATTCGACCTACCGTATCGCCCTCAACCCTAACGTCCGCATCATCGTGGTCTCTAAGACGTTGAATAAAGCACGCGAGTTCGTGTATTCCATAAAGAACAGGTTGTCCCATCCCCGCTACGCCAAGATGCAAAATGCATTTGGACCAGAAGGCGGTTGGAAAGCAGATGCAGACACCTGGAAGGTTGACACCGTCTATCTTGGGGGCGATGCGCGTGATTCGTCCGAGAAGGACCCAACCATCCAAGCCTTGGGTATGGGTGGTCAGATTTACGGCGCACGTGCCGACTTGATTATCTTGGACGACTGTATCACTACAGCCAACGCCCATGAATACGAGAAGCAAATCAACTGGCTCCAAAAGGAAGTTATTACCCGTCTGGGCAAGAACGGCAAGTTGCTTATTGTAGGAACCCGTATTGCTGCAACTGACTTCTATAAAGAGTTGCGAGACCCGAAGTACTGGTCTAACGGGAAGTGCCCATTCACCTATATGGGTATGCCAGCAGTATTGAACTATGGCGAGACTCCTGATGATTGGGAGACGCTCTGGGCTAAGTCTGACATCCCGTGGGATGGAGATGAAGATACTCCAGATGAAGATGGTTTATATCCTAAGTGGGACGGGCGGGCTTTATCTAAACGCCGTGGTGAGGTTACTGCCTCTACCTGGGCGTTAGTCTACCAGCAAGAAGATATAACAGAAGATGCAATTTTCTCAGCACCTTTGGTGCAGGGCTGCATTAACGGCATGCGTAAGCGTGGGGTGCTAGACCCTGATAAGCCTGGGCATCCAAGTCAAGTACGTGGTTACACCATTATCGGCTTTGACCCTGCTATGACTGGTAACTCAGCATTCGTAGTTATTAACTATAACGCAGCAGATAGCCGTATATATGTTCTTGACTGTATAAACATGTCTGAGCCTACACCTGCAAAGATTCGTGACACGATTGAAGACTTGGTTGAGAAGTACCGACCTAATGAATTCCGTGTTGAAATTAACGCACACCAAAAGGGCTACGCTTTAGATGATGATTTGATTCAATGGCTTGCCCAGTATGGCTGTACTTTGAAGCCACACTTTACTGGCAAGAACAAGTGGGACACGAACTTGGGCGTTGCTTCTATGTCCGCGTTCTTTGGAACGCTGCGTGAAGGAAAGTTCCAGAACAACAACTCAATAGAGTTCCCATCCACTGAAGGTTCCGAAGGCATGAAAGCCTTGCTACAGCAGTTGATGACATGGAAACCAAACACACGCGGTAAGACCGACTGTGTTATGGCGCTATGGTTTGCCGTTCTTCGTGCAAAGGAATTAATGCAAGCGGCTTCGTTTACGAACCGATACAAAGAAAACCGTTGGGCTACTAGAGCACAACTTAAAAAACGACAGTCCGTTAATCTTGATGATGCATTCCAAGAGCAATGGCAAGAAAACTATGGATAGGAAATTATTATGCCAGCACCAATCATAGCAGCAGCGGCTATTGCTGCCCGCCTTGCAGCGCGTAAACTTGCTAAAGATGCAGCAAAGAAGTCTGTTAAGAAAGCAGTAGCAAGAAAAAGCGCAAATGTAAGAGTAAAACCAAAAACTACCGCTTCTGGTCCAGGACTTGAAACACGTGGTAATAAAATTACAGCAGAATCCCAAAAGGCTGCTGCTAAAAAACTTATTCAAGAAGATAGAAGTAGAACAATAAATAGTCCTTCCATGAATTATATTGACAGCACATTTCGTGGACCAAGCCTAAAAACTATTAATAGAAATAAACCAGTTAAACGTGCAGCAGAAAAGAAACTTCCAATTAAAATTAATACAGACCCAACAAAGCCTAAAGGTGTGTTTGGTCCATTAAAGAAAAAAGTAGAAGCAGCAAATACTCCAGCAAACCGCGCTAAGGCAAAGGCTAATGCTCGCGGACTTAAGGCTGCTAATAAGCCAACAAGAAGTTCTAAGTCAAAATTAACTATGCGTGAAAAGGCTGGCAAGGCTGTAGTAAACGCAACAATTGGCAAAACCGCTGCTAATAAGTATGCAGCATCTAAGTTGCGTAAGTCTAAGTAATTTTTTTAATCAATCGTTAGGACAATAATGTTATCAGTTAAGCAGATTGCGGCGCGTGTTGAGTCGCTTAAGCACCGCGCCCGTGAGCGAGATGGACGACAAGAAGATGTTCTAGCGGTACGCCGTGGACAGATTTCCAGTGTATATCCTGACTTCTTTCCAGAAGGTGTAGATGCAAACGTAGTCGCAAACTTTATTGACATTGTTGCACGCGACCTATCAGAAGTAATGGCTCCGCTTCCCGCTATTAACTGCTCTGCCATTAACCAAGTAGAAGACAAGTCACGTAAGTTTGCGGATACCCGCACACGTATTGCTGCTAACTACTTTATTAATTCAGACTTGCAAGTACAGATGTATACTGGTGCAGACTGGTACATCACATTTGGTTTCGTCCCATTCATTGTAGAATTCGACGAAGAAGCAAAACTGCCGCGTATCCGCATAGAGAACCCTGTGGGTGCTTACCCAGAGTATGACCGCTATGGACGCTGCACTGCTTTTGCTAAGAAATACCGCATGACAATTGCTGAACTCGTTGCTCAGTTCCCTGAGCACGAAGATGGCATTCTTGGTAAAGATGGTTACGACCAAGATATGAATGGCTATCTAACAGTCATTCGATACTACGATAAAGAACAATCTGTAATTTATATTCCAGAGCGTGGAAATTACGCAGTATCAGTTGCGGAAAACCCAGTCAAGAAGATGCTGGTTCATATTGCACGTCGCCCATCTGTCGATGGCGAAATGCGTGGACAGTTTGATGACGTACTTGGTATTCAGTTGCTTCGAAATCGTTTTGCATTACTTGCAATGGAAGCAGCAGAGAAGTCAGTTCAGTCACCTATCGTCTTGCCTTCGGATGTACAGGAGTTTGAGTTTGGTGGCGATGGTGTCATCCGCACAAACAATCCTGCTGGAGTTCGCCGTGTCGAACTTCCTATTCCTGCTGGTGCATTCAGCCAGCAGCAAGTTCTACAAGGAGAACTACGAACAGGCACACGCTATCCAGAATCACGTACTGGTAACGTAGATGCTTCAATTATTACGGGACAGGGCGTTCAAGCCCTTATGGGTGGCTTTGATACGCAGATTAAATCTGCTCAGGCTATCTTTGCCTCAACACTTAAAGATGTTATTTCAACATGCTTTGAGGTTGACGAAGTTGTATTTGATATTAAGAAGACAGTTCGTGGTGTAGATGCGGGCTCACCATATGCAATTGAATACCTACCATCAAAGAACATTAAGGGTGACTACTCTGCAGATGTTCGATACGGAATGCTTGCTGGTCTTAACCCAGCACAAGGACTTATTTTTATGCTTCAGGCATTGGGTGGCGATTTAATCTCAGTTGACTTGGCTCAACGAGAAATGCCTTTCGGCATTAACGTCACACAAGAACAAGAGAAGATTGAAGTTGAAAAACTTCGTAAGGCTCTTATTGGTTCACTGCAAGCATATACACAAACAATTCCACAGATGGCATCTCAGGGACAAGACCCACTACCAGTCATTCAGAAGATTGCTATGGCAATCAAGGGACGTAAGGCTGGTCGGTCAATTGAAGATGTTATTGAGGAAGTGTTTACACCAGAGAATCCTCCTGCTGGGGCTGCAGTTGAGCAACCCGTCCCCTCTGCTCCTGGCGCTCCAGTAGGAGGCGCTTCTCCAGAAGCACGACCAGATTTACAAATGCTGCTTAGCCGTTTGAGTTCAAGCGGTGAAGCAACAGGTTCAGCACAAGTTAGACAACAACGAGTAATTTAAGGGGGATAATCATGGCTCCACGTAAGAAACCAGTACGTAGAACAAAAGTAGCAACTGTGCTTAGTGATGATTATTCTATGTTGGAAAAGCATTGCATTGCTATTAATGAATATTTTAAAGCACTACGCGTTGCGGGATTCTCAGAGGCAATTGCTTTGTCAATGATTCAAAGTGTTGAGTCATATCCAAACTGGATTATTCCAGACCTACCAAACAAAATTGATAACATTCCGTATGATGACGATGAGGATGACGACTAATGGCACAGCAAGGCGGATACCGTAAGCCAGAGAATCCTGCGCCATCTTCAGGACCAGGTGCGCTTTCACAGCGCACAGATGGTGGACCAGCGCAAGGCGCTAAATATATTCCAGGACTTCCATATGGACAAGGACAGGAAACATACAATCAGCAAACTGCTGCACCTATGGCTGCTGCACAACCAGCACCTGCTGCTCCTACGTTGCCACCAATGATGTCATTAAATGACCCAACACAGCGACCAGATGAACCGCTTACTGCAGGACTAGATATTGGTGAAGGACCTGGTTCAGAAGTTATGAATGTTCCAAACCGTTCACAATCTTTAATTGACACAATTCGTTATCTTACACAGTTCGACCCATCGGGAGATGCGGAACTAATTTATAGGACACTCACAGACCAGGGGTACTAATGCGCTATTTAAAGCCAGTTGTCGCTGAAGTATCTCCTAATATTTATACTGCTGCAAAGACTGCTAACCTAGAGCCTGCTCAAATTAATCAAGTAGAGCAGATGAGTTATGCAATTAAGAAGCACCGTCAGTTAGCAAAACTAGATAGTGATACTGCACGTAAAGAATTTGATAGACTTGGTGGCAAAGCACAAGAGCAGTTAAAGTTTTTATTTAAGGATGCAGATTATTTGCAGCCAATGCCTACTGCTGCAGATAGAGTGCAAGGTGTATTGGGCGGAGCCCTAAAGATTGCTGCAAGCCCACTTATTGGTTTGTTTAAACTTGGTGGACAATATAACCGTTTGATTAATACACCATACAAGGTTGCTCGTCAGGTTGCACAAGGCGAAGATTTGTTTTCTGGCAAGACATGGACTGATGCTTGGAATGGCACAGACATGTATGATGTTGGTGCGCTTGATAAAGCCAAGAAGTACTTTGGCGAAGCAGATGTATTTGTAGCGCAGGGACTTCTTGATGGTAAGACACCTGGAGAAATTTTAGAGTCATACGGCAAAGTTGATGAAAAAGTTCTTGCTTCTATTCAGAAAGCATATGACGATTCAACAAACTTTAAAGAAGTACTTGACAATGTAAAGTTTGCACAGATTAGCCCTGGTCGAGATATTGTTCGTATGCTAGGTACTAAGCCACCTAAGGGTGGCGGATTGACCTATGACTATGCAAATGACAATGATGGTCGTATTTCTGGAACTATTGACTTTATTTATCAGATTGCTATTGACCCACTTACTTGGTTAACTGGTGGTCTCAGCAAGGGTGTCACTAAAGGTGAGCGCATTAAGAACAGCGTTCTTCGCGCAGTTGATAGCGGCGTGCCTATTGAGCGTGCCGTTGAAACAGTATTTAGAACAGAGCCTAAACTATTTAAGTTGTGGGAAGATGACCTAGGTCCAGCAATTAAAAAGTATGATGAAGCAACTGGTGCTGCTAAGGCTCAAGCGTTTGATGATATTTCAAAGAACTTTCCTGGTTATGCAAATCGTGCTGCGGTAGAAACCTTAGCGCGTGGAAAAGTATTTAACGCTGACAAGGCAAAAAAGTATTTTGAAGATGCATCAAACTTGCACCTAATGCTTTCTGGTCGTGTAGATGGTATTACTTACATGCGTAACGGCGTAGCCGTTGCAAAGACTCGTCGTATATTTAGCGAGAACTTTTCTAAGTATCTTGATGGTGTATTTAACAGCACATCAAAAACTACATTTGCTGGTGCGGGACGCAATGCTGAAGAAGTTGATAAGGCTCTAGAGCCTATTATTAAGTCATTGGTTAATCCAGAAGATGCTATGCGTCGTCTTAATACACCAGACAAAGCAGACTTTGGTGTTGTACTAGAAGCCAACAAAGAGATTCGACGTTGGAAGAAGATTGGGCAAATGATTGCCCGCTCTCCAGCAGGAGCAGAAGTACGTACTGGTCGTAATGCTATTGAAACTGCAGCCAACTTTACTGCACGTGCACGCATTCTACTGCCTAAAGATATGGCTGAAGCCCTTACTGTTAAGTTCTTAGCATCAACTGCTGATGAGCAATATGTTATTTTGCGTAACTTAGATGCTGCAACAATGTACTCAATGGGTCTTGGTGGCGAAAGACGTGGCATGGACTTGATTGAAAAGACTTTGTTGTCTAAGTATGGCTCAACATCTGGCTTTGCAAACAAGTTAGATTCTAAAGTTAATCCAGAACATGCAAAGTTTATTCCAGATGGTGCTGTTAAGCAGAACGAAAATGGATTGTATGTAGATGGTATTGGTCCAATTCACCCATACCAGTCTACTTGGGCTGTAGGTTCACTACCATATGACGAGATTGGCTCCATGATTTGGAGCATGAAGTCATCAAAGAGCAATATTGTTTATGCTGCAGGTGGTGCAACTCAGGGTGCATTGGCTAAAAAGATAGTTGATGCTTGGTCTATCTTAACTTTGTTCCCACGTTTGGGTATTCGTTCAGCAATTGATGAAGCAACTATGTTTGCTTTGACTGCGCCATCACGCGATTTGCGTGCATTTGCTGCAGGTGCTGGTCGCAAGATGTCAAATGTAACTAGAACATTTACTGGCTCTAAGGATGCTACTGGTCCGATTAGACTTGGACTACAAAAAGTACTTAATAAGGCTGGCACTAAAGTTAATGCCGTTAAGGTAATTGGTGAGCGCACTAAAATTAACTCAGAAGAAGCCCTATCTATCGAAGCACGTGTTAATGCTCTTCAGGCTAAGGCTAGGGAACTAAACACAAACCCAGAATTGCTTACAAATATTGAAAAGCGCGAAGCAATTGTTGACGAAGTTATGTCAATGTATAGCCGTTATATTGATGCAGATGGTGCTGAGTATCTACGCCAGGCATTTGTCCATCAGCCAGAGGCTTTATACTCTGCAGCCAACTCTATTGTTGGTCGAAGCGGTTTATCTGGCACATATGGTGAAGACGTTATACGCGCCATTATTACACCATCACAGTTAACGCTGGCTTTAGAAGAACTTAGCGTTAAACTTAATAAAGTTTCTAAAGAAATTGATATATCAACGCTCAATGAGCGTGAGGCTGTACTGGTTCATTTTGAAAAGTTTGTTAAGCAGTTTGTTGGAAACAAATATAAGTTTAATGACCAAACAATTATTAATCCATCAAGACTATTTTTTCAATACAAAGGTTTTAGACCTGGTGTTATTGATGAAAAAAGCGGCAAAGAAGTATTTGAAGCAGCACTTGATGATGCTATGTTCTCACTTGGCTACAAGTTTAATGGTTTGTCAAATGTATGGGAAAAGCCAAAAGGCTTTAGGGCTAAAGTTGCTGATGAGTTCCTAGAAGGTAGCGCGAATACAGTATTCTTGCGCTCACAAGGACGCACAGATGCAGACATCACACGCATTCAACTAAGCCGTATGTTTACGGATATGTTTGAAACCTTTAATGGTGGTGTAGATAACTTTAACGAAAACCTATGGTCGCTTGTTACCAAGAATCTAAATGACATGAAGTCTGATTTAGGTCGTGAAGTAACTTGGAACCAAGCAGTTGCTAAAATTAGCCTAGATGATTTTGCTGATGCATCAGAAGGCTTCCGTCTTACTGGTAAAACAACTACACAACTTGGTGTTGGCAACTATGCTGATACAGAAAACCTATTCCGTCGCTACGGCAATACTGCAATGGACTGGATGGATAGCCAGGTTACTGGTATCTATCGTCAGCCAGCGGTTATGGTTGCATATACAGGGCTACGAAAGAAGTATGCTGGAGTAGAACGCGAGTTTGCTCGTCAGCAGTATGATGAATTAACTGGTGGAGTATTTCAGGGAACATTATCTGAAGCCAAGAAAAAAGAATATCGCAAGATGGCTGAAGATATTGCAGAGAAGCGATTCACTGAACTTGCTACCCGTGAGGCTGCAGATACTATTCTAAAGTATGCAGATAACCCAGCAATTCGTTCTAACTTTGCATATGCTTCCCGCACAGTAGGTCGCTACTATCGTGCAACTGAAGACTTTTATCGTCGTATCTATAGAATGAAGGACGTATCTCCTAGAGTTCTATACCGTATGCGCCTTGCGCATTTAGGTCTAGACGCTACTGGTGCTATTCATTACGACCAGAACAATGACCCATATGTAATGATGCCTATGGATGACATCTTGTTCCGCGCAACAGATACAACAATGCGCGTGCTTACAGGTAATAGTGGATATTCACAGCCACAGTTTAATGAATTAACACTTAGACTGCGTATGATGAACCCATCATTCTCACAGGATGCTGGTGTTCCTACACTATCTGGACCTATATCTGGTTTGTCTGTAATTGGATTCAAGAATATTCTTGGTTCTGTTCCTGGTTCACTACCATTCATTGGCAAGAAGATTGACCCAACAATGGAGCAGGTAGCAGAGAAGATTGATACTTTTGCGCTTGGTAATATCGGTGACAACATGGATATTCGTCGTGCTATTGTTCCAGCAAGCCTACAGCGTATCTGGGCTATTCTTCCATTTGATGAGAAGAGCAGACAAGAAGTTACTGCTGCACAGCAGGCTATGGCGTATAACGCAGCACATGGTCGCTATCTAGACCCTAATGCAACTGAAGCAGAGAAGGCTGAATACTTAAAGAATATCCGCATCTCAGCGCATAACGTAATTGCTTTGCGTAACATACTTGGATTGATTTCTCCAGTAGCCCCTACTGCGCAAGATAGTAAGGGTATTCCAGATTACATTAAGGATACTGGTATCAGCAGCCTACGTGCTGAGTTCTTTGATATTCTAAATAGCGTATCTAAGATGAACGATGGCGATGTAGATGACCCATATGAACTGGCTTTGTCTACATTTATTGGCAAGTACCCAGGTAAGTTAATCTATACAGTATCTCCAACCGAAAAGGGTTCCAAGGTAGTCATTAAGAATACCGAAGCACTTAAGGGTTGGGCTATTAAAAACAAGGGATTAATCTCTACATATGGGGAAGCAGCCTATATCTTTGCACCACAGGTTGGTGAGTTTAATGCTGCAACATATAACTGGTTAAAGTCTGCAGGGCTTATCGAGAACAAGAGTCTTGAAAAGTACTATGAAGACTTGATGGTAGCAGAAGATAAGAATACCTACTATCAGATTGCTAAAGAACAACGCGCTGCGTTGGAGAATGAATCTGACCCAGAGTTGCGTGCACAAATTATTAAAGAAGCAACTGCTGCTCGTAATGCTTTGAAGGCTGCAAACCCGCTATTGAACCCAGCACTTATCGGTGAAGGCAACAATATTGGTGATGAAGAAGTAATGCTTGGTCGCGTGGAAGAAATGATTGGCAATCCAAATACTCCTGTAGAGGCTGGCACACGCCAGCGCATGAGTATCGCTATTCGTTTGATGCGTGACTATATTGCATTTGCTCGCAGTCCTGAAATCGGAAACATTATTAATGCAGTTGAACTAAAGGCTGAACGCAAGAGAGCAATAGAAGCACAACTTAGAGACCTAATGATTGGAGATGCTTACGTGACAGAGGCTAACCGAGCAATCTTTAGGTCAATACTTAACTTCTATTCACGTGATTCGTACTTTGCATATAAGGAGTTAATGAGATAATGGCAGTTAATTACAACAACTATCCAGCGTATCGCGCTGCCGTTGAGAAAGTCCAGAAACTCCAGACCCGCTTGAATGGACCTAAGGGTACTTCAGGTACTGGTTTAGCAGATGCAATGGATAGAGTAGCCCAGCAAAAGGGTGATACAAGTCCTGAGTTTATTAAACTCAAGGCAGAGTTTGACAAAGTACAGGCTGAGTATGAAGCAGCAGTTGCGTCCGCTAAGGCTATGCGTGACCAGATTGATGTCCAGGCTGCAAAGCCTACGGCTTCTCAGGTAGCAAGTAAGAAGAAGTCTGACTCTGCAACCGTAAACCAACTTATCTATGAGCGCGATTCACTTAAGCGCCAGAACAAGATGGAAGAAGCCAAGGCTAAGCAGGCACAGATTGATTCTATTCTTCGTCCTAAGACAGAAGAAGAACAAGAGGTTGCTGCTGAGGTTGGTCTAGAAGAAGATAAGTTTAGTGGCTACACAGTAGCCGATGGTATCGTTACCAAAAAAGGTGGCGGGCAGGTTATATTTGTAGATGTTCCTGACGGTAAGGGGAACATAGTACCAAATGAATTTACTTCTAAGTCATCCGCTAGAGCGGCTTTCCTAAAGAACTACGCAAGTAGGGATGCACTTACTCGTTTACAGGCTGAATTAGTTGCTGCTAATTACATTAAGCAAAGCGATATTGCTAAAGGTACATGGATTGATGGTCTTGACGATATGCTTATCGCAAGAACCGCTAAGGTAGTATCTGATGTTCAGTATGGTTTAGGCGATGTTACTACTGCTGAAGACTTCTTAAAAACAAAAAGAGATTCAGGCACTGGTGGTCCGAAGACATACCGTGACCTATCTACACGTGGCGATGCTCGCCAACAAATTGATGATTACTTGATGGACCTAACTGGCGAACGTGCTACAGAAGAAGAGTAAGAAGAGTACTACAGGATTCTTAGTGCAGAAGAAAAGCGTCAGACAAGAACTATTGCTAATGGTACAAGTACTGGCGATGTAATGACAGATGCTGAGCGTTTAGTTATTGCCGCTAAGGTAGCCCGTAATCGTCTTAAGAATACAGATGTAGATGCGTTGCTATCATCTTCAAAGGGTAGCCGAGTATCTTTGGATATAGCAGCACTTCAAGAATTGGCTGCTGATTATGGTATTGATATGACGGCAGCAGATGCATTGAAGCAAGTAACACTAGGCATTGGTCAAAAGGATTATCTTCAAAAGCAGCAGGAGCGTTTACGCTTGATTGCCAAGAAGATGCACCCTGGTCTTGTAGACCATCTTGATGCGGGTGGCACTGTTGCAGAAGTTGCAAATGTTTATGCTCGTACAAAGTTTAATAAACTGGGAGTCGTTGTTAAAACTGCAACAAAAGACAAAGATGTTATGGATGCTGTTTCATCAGGTAAGTCGATTGTTCAGTTTGAAAGAGAACTACAGGCTAATCCACTATGGCGTTTTACAGATGAAGCCCGTGAAACTGCATCAGGCTTTTTAGAAACTATTGGTAGAATGTGGGGTCGCGGTTAATGGCTATATCTCCAGGACAATTTCGTAGAGCAGAAGATGCTTCTAACGCGCAAGGCGTATCGCAGGCTGCGGTTAATTGGGCATTAGAAAATGCCAGAAAAAATCCTACCCCAGAAAATATTGCAATTGCTAAGGATACGTTTTCCGCTCAGCAAGCAACAAAACCAAAGCCAACTGATTATGCAAAGGTTCTTGAAGAAGCACAGGCTGCATCTAAAGCAATAGACACAACCATGGCTGAAGTAAACCAGAACATCGGTGCTGTTAATACTGCTGGTCAAGAAGTAGGTGCTATATCTAGGGCAATGGGTGGTCCAGATTTTGTACCAATTAATACTGTTTCTACATCTAAAACTGATTCAGAAATGATTGATGCGTTTGCTTTGCTTGAAGCACAGTTGCGTCAATGGGGTTTATCATCTCTTGCTAGCACATTCATATCTTTGGCTACAAAAGGTTTTAAACCACAAGAGGCATTGAATAAGATTAAATATGATACAAGTACAAACCCTGATACTGGCAAGCCTTGGAACGCTGACTATACAAAGCGTTTTTCTGGCAATGCAGCCCGTATTAAGCAAGGTCTTAATGCCTATACTGAGGCTGAGTATTTAACACTTGAAGATTCATACGCTGATACTCTTCGTAGAAATAACCTTACTACACTAATTAGCACTAACGCTGAATCTAATCAGGCTCAGTTTGCTGGCTACATGGAAAAAGGATTATCTGCTACAGAGTTTGCTGACCGCATTGATGAAGTATCTCAACGTGTCATCTATGCAAACAAAGAGACTAAAGACCAGTTTAGAGAATTCTTTCCTGCACTTACAGATACAGATATTATTAGTTATATTTTACGTCCAGATATTACAATGCCAGTTCTTAAGACAAAGATTGCTGCTGCTGAAATTGGCGGAGTGTCAAAGCAAGTTGGTCTTGGTGGCACATCATTAGGCATGGCAGAAACACTTGCTCAGGCTGGTGTTACTAGAGACGAAGCCCGTGTTGGTTATGGTCAGATTGCTGAGTTCTTGCCAGATGCTGAATTATACAGCCAGATTTATAAGCAAGAAGGCATTACATACAATAAAGAAACTGCCGAACAAGATGTATTCCTTAATCAAGCAGATGCAACTAGAAAGCGTAAGCGTCTTGCTTCGCTAGAGCGAGCATCATTTGAAGGTTCATCTGGACGTATGAGAACAGGACAACCCCAGGGTAATACTGGGTTATTCTAAATAAGAATCCCTAGACGGACCGACTAGCCCCGTCAGGCGTAAAAGACTAGGAGTAGAAGCCAGCCAGTTTCCCCGAACTGCAACTGTGGTCTGCGAACTAAACAACAATAGAAGGGTGAGGTTGCAATGAGCAACAACAACAACTGGGATGAAGAAGACGACCTTGATTTTCTCCAAGGCAGCAATGACGAGACGAATGGTATTAAAGACCTTCGACGAGCAAAGAAGGCTGACGAGAAGCGTATTAAGGAATTGACTGAAAAGTTGGAAATGTTCGAACGCCAACAGAAAGAGTCAACTGTCAAGACAGTCCTAGAATCAAAGGGAGTCAACTCCAAGGCTGCCCGTCTAATCCTTAAGGATTTAGATGAAGTCAATGAAGAAGCCGTTAATAACTGGCTTCTTGAAAACGGAGATATTGTCGGGTACAAGCCAGAAGTAGAGCAATCTGCTGACAAGCCAAATGTGCGAGAGTTTTCTCGCCAGGATGGTGCGACACAGTTTGCCGCGACTCCCGACGTTTCAGATGAATATGTTGATATGTTACAAAACTATGACGGAAACTCTGAAGAAGAATTACTATCCATCATTAATAGCATCGCTAATAAGATGCAAGACTAAGAAAGAGGTATCGCCAAATGGCAGATGTCTTTACCACTACAGGTAGTGGATTAGGTACTAACCTTGTAACCCTAGCATACGATAAGTTGATTGAAACCAACCTCCGCGTGTTGCCTAAGTTCCGTGAAGTTGCTGACAAGAAGGTCGGCTCACTCACACACAATGGTTCTTCTATCCGCTTCCAGTTCAATAACGATATTGCTGACGTAACTGTAGCAGGAGCAACTCTCAATGAGACTGTTGACCCAGATTCAGTTGCACTACCAGCAACATCATATATTGATATTGCACAACTTGAACTCGGACGCTCAGTGCTTCCAGTCAAGAAGATTAACCTTATGTCAATTGCTAACATCGACCCATGGGTTGCTAACGCAATTGGCTTTAACATGACCAAGACACTTGACAACGCAATCGTTGCTAAGTTGGATGCAGGCTCAAACATCGTCCGCGTTGCTGGCGGTTCAGATGCAGTATCAAACGTCTACGAAGGCGTTGGAACAGTTGCTGCTAAGAACACAATCGCTCCTGGCGACACAATGAGTTCTGCTGCTATCCGTACTGCAGTTACTAAGATGCGTGCTGCTGGAGTTCAATACAAGGCTGCTGGAATGTTTGTTTCATACATCCACCCAGAAGTTTCTGTTGACCTTCGCACCGAAACAGGTAACAACGTATGGCGTACACCACATGAGTACCAGAATGCTGCTCCACTTTACGGCGGAGAAACAGGTTCATGGGAAGGCGTTCGTTTCATCGAAACAGCAAACGCTACATCTTCACAGTCAGGTACTGGCTCAGGCGGAACACAGACACGTGTCTACAACACATACGTTGTTGG